GCAAGGTGGTCGGCTTCTTTAGTAACCTGTTCGGCGGAGCCAAAGAGAGCAAGCAAGAGGTATCGGAGTTAAGTGGCGCAGTTTCGGACTTGGGAGCGGCAACGGATAGCTTTAGCAGCTCTGAGCTGGAAATCCCAGTGTCGGAAATCGAAATTCCCAAGATCGAGATACCGCCCATGGAGCCCGTGACCTTCCCGGTAGACACTGTGGACTACACCAAGTCGATCACAACGGCCAACACCGATTTGCAAACGAGTACCGGGGCAACCTGGGACAATATCCAGGAAAACACCGGCGAGCACCTGGCGCAGATCGGCACGACCGCCCAGAGCACCCACGACGAGATTGCGGAGCAGTCCGACAACATGTGGCGTCGAATGATATCCGCAGCGCAAGACGGGGCCCGCAGCATTGTTGCCTCCTTCAAGGAAATTGGAACGGCCGCCGCATCTGTGGCCGGTGCTAATATCAGTATTACCGGCGTCAGCTCCACCGCTCCCCAGCTCCCGCACAACGCATCCGGGACAGCATACTTCCCCGGCGGGGCAACGCAGATCAATGAGAACGGTGGAGAGGTGGCCATCTTGCCAGAGGGCAGCAGGATCATCCCGGCCGACAAAAGCGAACGGCTGGTGGAGAACTGGTCCGGCAACAGCAGCAAGCAGGATGTCACCGTCAACCTAAGCGTCAACATCAATTTCCAGGGGGACGCCGGCAACGAGGAGGACCGCCGCAGCCTTACCAAGGAGATCGAGGCGACTGTCAAGAAGCTATACCGAGAGCTCCAGCAAAACGACTTTGACGAGCGAGCACTCAACAACGCATTTATATAACCGGGAGGTGGTTGTCATGGCATATACCCTGTCCGGGCAGAAATGTGGGACTATTCGCTTCGTGGCCATGAGCAACGGCACGGTTACAAAAGAGTCCGTTAGCCGCAGCAGCAAGGTCACGACCAATCCCATTGAAACCGGGTCCGACATCAACGACCATGTTGTGAAGGACCCGGAGAAATTCACCCTAACCGGCGTTGTGATCGGTGGCAGCGGTGAGGCCGAAAAGCTAAAGGCAATGTGGGATAAGCGGGACATCCTGACCTACACGGGCAGGACCCGCGTGTCCAGCATGGTCATTACCAGCTACAAAGAGGACAAATCCGCAGACAACGCGCGGGGCTTTGGTTTCAATATCACTCTGCAAAAAGTGACATTCACCAGCCCCGCATATGTCCCTGTGGGAGAAGCCCCGCTTATGAGCCAACAGGACGCCGGCAGCAATGGATCGCCGGCAGCATCCCAACAGGCCGGCCTCAACACCACGGTCAGCACGACTATCTCCAGTGGGGCCTATTCCGATTACATCAACTCGTACAACAACAAGCCGGCGAGCAGCGCCGGCCCGACCATGCGCAGCTCCCCCAGCTATAACGGGGTAGCTGCATAAGGAGGGGGCACCATGGGACTACAACTGATTGACCTGGGCCATGAGGTCGAGTATATCGACATCGATGCCAGCAAGGTGCCTTACTCCTTCAGCGTAAAGCTGACCGACAAAACGTACCGCTTCACCATACGCTATAACGAGTATGGGGAGTTTTACACAGCCGACCTGTCCACAACGCTGGGGGAAGTGTTGGCCTATGGGGATATTGTGAGATATGGCCGGCCGCTGTTCGGGACCATCGAGGACGAACGGTTCCCGCTGCCGGTCATTATCCCGCAATGTTTGACCGGCGACAAGATAGACACCATCACGGCCGCCAACTTTGGCAAGGAGGTAAAACTATACCTCCACGAGAGGCGGGTGTAGTGATGGCGAAATTCTGGATCAGGGCCGGAACGCTCCAAATCGGCCCCAAAAAATACACCTTGGAGGGGCTGACCTTTGCATTTACCGTCGTTTTTGACGACTCCCCCCAGCTCTGCACCTCAGATATTGAGGTATACAACCTTTCCCCCACGACCCGGAACAACATAAAGAAGGGCCACGTCGTTATTCTCAATGCCGGGTACGAGGGGGACATAGGCGTTATTTTTGTCGGGCAGGTTGCGACATGCAGCCATGAAATAAAAGGCACCGACATTGTGACCAAGATCAAGGCCACCTCCGCCATGGATGAATGGCTCTCCAAGGAGATCAACAAAACCTATAAACAGGGCATAAAAGCCGACGCCATCATCACGGATTTATTGAATATTTTCGGCATGGAGGTTGGCACGTTTGAACTGGCCGTGAACAAAGATTATCCGCGCGGCCGCACCTGCAAGGGCAAATTGAAGGACGTCCTGGTGGAGCTGGTGACCAAGGACTGCAAGAGCCGGCTGCTGATACGCACTGGCCAGATCATCATATCCGACCCGACCAAGGGCATCAAAATGGGCTGTCTGTTGTCCCCGGCCACCGGCCTGCTCCGCAGCGCCGGTGACGCCGACCAGCAGCAGATCGCCACAAACCTAGACACCCAGAAGGGCAAGGAACAGAAGGACGAGGAGAGCGCCACTAAGACCAGGGAGTGTCTACTGAACTACCGCCTGGGGCCTGCCGAGGAGGTCAAATTCCAATCTGAAACGCTCAACGGCAAATTCATTGTGGTGCGCGGCCGGCACATCGGCAGCCATGACCGCGATTGGAAAACAGAAATAGAGGTGAAACCGGCGTCATGAGTCAGGGATATGGATATAAGCAAAAGCAATTCGAGGACGCCCAGAAAAAGGCCGTGCGTGAGAGTGTTCTTGTGGGGTGTATCGCCCAAGTAAAGGCCTTCAACGCCAAGGCAATGACTGTGGATGTGAAGCCCCTGTCTAAAGATTTGCAGGGCGGGAGCTACACATCGGCCTCGGCCATGTTGGGCATTCCGGTGATGTGCTTCCGGGGCGGCGGCCTGGTGGTTCGGCCTTGGTATAAAGAGGGCGACATCGGCGCCGTTCTTTACATTGACCATGACATCGACAAGGCCATGGCCGGCGCGGAGTGTGAACCGAACACAGAGCGTAACCACTCCCCGGAGGATGGTATCTTTGTCGGCGGCCTGGTTCCCAGCGGCGCCCCGCTGGAGGGGCTGCCGGATGATGCCGTTGTGATTGGCACCGCCGACGGCAGCGTATACCTTGCCGTTTCCTCCAAGGGTATTGAAATCAAAGGAGATATTACTCACAAGGGCAACACCGACCAGGAGGGAGAAACCACCATCAGCCAGGAACTGACGGTTTCCGGTATCCCCTACACGCCCCACACCCATACCAGCACGGCACCCGGCAGTGAAACCAGTCCGCCACACTAAAGGAGTGGTGTCATATGGAGAAAGATAACTGGACCCTATATATTGATCCGGATACCCGCGATCTGGTTCTGGACGACGACGGGAACATCGTAACCATTGCCGGCCATGAAACCACGGCCCAGGCCGTCCGGCTTACCCTCTCCGTATGGAAAGGAGAATGGCCCCTCGACCTGGATCACGGCACCGACTATGAGCGCATCATGGGCAAAAAGCCCATTGAGCTAGAGGAGGACGAGCGCGAGGAGGTACTTCGTGAGGCCATATTCCAGGAGGGGGCCGTGGTCGAGATTGAGGAGCTCAACATTACAACCAAAGAGAAGCGCGGCATAGCCGTGGAGTTTATCGGTACGTTGGACGACGGCGCCAAGATCAGCACGGAGGTGATCGCCGGGTGAGTAACATCAACAACGAATGGGGGTTGACGGAACGAGGGTTCCGACGCCCCACCCACACAGAGCTGCTGGACGCCTTGGAGTACAAGGCCCGTGAGCTCTGGGGCACAAAAGCAAACCTTACCGTACGGAGTCCGCTCGGTATTTTTTTACGCATATTTGCTTGGGCGCTGAACATTCTGTTTCAGGTTATAGAGGACGTATACAACAGCCGGTTTATTGACACGGCCGTCGGCGCCAGTCTCTACAATATCGGCGCCCTTATCGGTATGCGGCTACTCTCGGCACGAAAGGCCGTCGGCTATGAACTGATTACAGGACCGCCAGGCACAACCATCCCGGAGGGCTGGCTGGTGGCAACGGTGGCCGGCATCCAGTTTGTCGTGGTTTCGGAAATGCGTATCGGGGACAACGGCACCGTCGAGGCGCCAATCCGCGCTGTGGTCGCTGGCCCGGAGGGGAACGTCGCAGCAGGCACCATCAAGGAAATTGTCAACCCCTACGCGGTGAACGGTATCGTTAGCGTTACAAACCCGGAAGCGACCGAGGGCGGCGCCGAGCGGGAAACCGATGAGGATTTCCGGGACCGCTACTACAAGACCAGGGCAGACGCCGGCGGTGTCAACGCCGAGGCGATCCTGGCCGACGTCCTCCAGAATGTCGATGGTATTATGAGCGGGGATGTCAACGAGAACTACAAGGACACCTGGGACCACGAGCTGGGGCTCCCCCCGCACAGCTTTGAGATTATCGCCTATGGGGGGCTGGACACCGATATAGCGAAAAGAATATACAAGAAAAAGGCATTTGGCATCCAGCCATACGGAAATACCATTGTGCCTGTTATCGCCGCGAACGGCAGACCAATCAATATAGGCTTTAGCAGGCCCGCCCCCGTCCCCATCTGGGTCAAAATCAAGGACCTGGAGACAGACTCCAGCTTTGCCAGCGACGGCATCCAGCAGATACAGCAGGCCGTGATCGCCTACATAGGGGACGATGTGAATGGCGGCCTGGGTATCGGCAAAAAGCTGTATTTCTATCGTTTGCCGGAATATGTGAACGCGGTCAAGGGTGTCCTGGACTACACGCTGCAAATAAGCACCGACGGCATAACCTGGGGCACGGATAATGTGGCCGTTGACATCCGGGAGAAGGTCGTCACAGACGCCAGCAAGGTGGTGGTGACACGATGAATTTATTGTGGTCCATGCTAAAAATGCTCACCGGCGCCTACGCCCGTAGCGACATGCGGGAGGCCGAAAAGGGCAACTCACCCAAGACCTGGATCGGCCGCCTATTCGCTACCTTCGCCTGGGGCCTGGAGATCATCGTGGAGACAGCCAAGACCGTCAAGCTGTGGGATAATCTTGAACATGCCGCAGGTGCAGCACTGGACCGATACGGCGTCACGTTCGGCGTTGAGCGTGAGGGTACCAGCGACGACTTCTATCGTGTGATGATTATGGTCAAAATGATTGCCCAGGTTTCAGGTGGCGACACCGACACAGTTATCCAGGCAGCAGCAGCATTGTATGACTTGGAAATGGAGCAAATCGACGTCGAGGAGCTTTTCCCGGCGAAAGGCCGGGTGTATATCAATAACGAGGATATGACACCGGAGAAGCGGGTTCGAGCCGCAATCATCGGCCGGCTACTAAAGCGTATTGTGGCCTGCGGCGTTGGCCTGGATGTTGTATACCGCCTCATTGAAGAAATCACAGGCACAACCTATGTGGCCGGTATATCCGGCACTTGCATCGACGAGGAGGCCGGCCACAGGGCCGAACCGCCCTCAGACCTAAACAGCGAATTCTATTTCATACAGACGACAAGCTGCTATATCGTTGAGAACGGAGGAGGACCAGACAATGTCTGATATTGTTAAGCTTACCAGATTAACCGAGCTGGGCCAGGCGTATCTTGCAAAGCAGCAGGCCGGTCTTGTCCCTATGCCGGAGATAACCAGGGCCGTGGCCGGCGAGGGCTTTGTACCCTGGGAAGAGTTAGAGGCACAACAGACCGTAAGCGATCCCGTTGCGGAAATGCAAATGGATGAACCTACAGTACTGGACAAAAAGTATGTAAAAATTCCGCTACGCATTATGAACACGGACCTGGATGATTCTATCCACATCCGCCAGATCGGCATTTATGCCATGGACCCGGACGAGGGGGAAATCCTCTACCAGATTATGCAATTTGCTACCCCTAGAGAGGTTCTTTCCCTGGCGGCAAACGACGGGGAGTTCTACGTCTACAACTTAAACCACAAGGTCACCTTTGCTAACACATCGAACATCATCATTCCCTCGGACCCCGGTTTCTTTGTGGGCCGTGAGGAGTTCAAAGAACATCTCCTGGACCCGGATGCTCACGCCAATCGCTTTGATGAAATATACGAACAATTGTCCAAGAAGGTGCAAATCGTATTGATTCCGCAGGGTGAGGATATCCCTGTCTCACAAAGGAAAGAAAACTGCCTATATTTTAAGGTAGTGGATACCGTGAACGTTGTATCATCAACTATTAAAGTAAGCCCGTATATGGGGCTGAAAATAACAGATTAGGAGGAAGCAGCATGGCAGATTTAAAAAAGGTAAGGATACAGCTTTTAGATGAAAACGACAACCCCATAGAGGAGGTTGACGTACTTACAAGCGCCGGAGCGGTCATGGTGCTTAAAAATGGAACGGAGGTAGATTTACAATCCTATCTCGAATCGCTGGTGCTCCAAAAGGGCGATGACGGCATTACCTACGATTGGCTGAACGGTGTCTCTACGCCTGCAAGTACACTCGGCAAAATTGGTGATTGGTACATCAACACGGCTACCTGCGACCTCTACAAAAAGACCGCCACCAGCACATGGACGCTGCAATGCAACATAAAGGGCGCTGCCGGTGCTCAAGGTGCCACAGGTGCAACCGGCGCAACTGGTGCCAAGGGCGATACAGGTGCAACGGGGGCGCAGGGAGAAACCGGAGCGGCGGGTACATTAACTTTTCCCGTAACCGCCGCAACATCAACAGCGCCTACTGGAGCACGGGTTGGGGACTTGATCTTAAATGCCGGAACCGCGACGCTTACAATTGCCGGCGTCTCTACCGCCGTGGGCGGGCTGGTGAAAATCACAACCCTCAGTCCTTTGGCCGGTACGGCAAGTGGAAATGTCCGGGGCGCTACCGGTGCCACTGGAGCAACGGGAGCGAAAGGGGACAAGGGCGACCCCGGCGACGTTATAAAGATGGGAGCAACGCAGGCCACAGCCACAGAGGTTAAAATATTCTTTAAGGTGGTGGGGTAATGGCTACTCAAAATATTGAAGTAGAACTTGATACTGGCGAT